TGTTTTGTGGGTTAACAGATACAAATATATTATGTGGAGAACTTAATCCATGAGTTGTTGCTGTAGAAACTGTGACCAAATTCCTTTGAACATTACCAGTAATTACATTATAGTTTGTGGTAAAACTGTGAGTATCTCCAGTACCTACTGTCCTAAAGAATAGTGTAGATGAGTCTGTATTTGCTCCTCCAACAAAACTTCCAGTAGTTCCAAGACCAACTCTAATAGTTGCAATTCCAATCAAATCTTCGGTTATTTTTGCAACAAATAAAGTTTGACCATTCGATAATGTTGTTCCAACCCCAACATTGGTTTCATCTTGAACAATAATACCATTTCCACCAGTTCCTGGGGAATATGTTAATTGATCTCCAGTGTTAAGATTATGATTTTTGATAAAGATACTCTTAGTCGGAATAAATGCTTGAGTTGCACCAGATCCTGGATTTGCAAAAGAAATTGTTGTTCCTATTCCAACACCAGCAATAGTTCCAAGTCCAACAGCACTTGCTGGATCAAAATAAATTTGCTTGTTTAGAGAATATGTATAATCAGTTTTAAATCCTGCATTAATTTTGATTTTTCTTGGATCTTCGTAGATGTACTTACCAATGGTGTGAGAGGCACCTGTAGTCCCTTCTACTGCCCTCAAAACTCTAATTCTAGAGGATAGGGCATCCACGTTTAATACTTTAACTTTCTCTGTTCCAACACTAAGAATATCATTTTCTCTAATATCGGGATAAGTGAAACTTCCATTAACTCTAAAGTAAGTAACAATACCAGTTACTCCATCAGTTCCTATAGCTACACCAGTACTTCCTACTCCTGCTATAGTCAATCTATTAGTTTGAATTCCTGCGCTATAAGTTCCTTCAATTTGAGATGATGTTGTAGATAACCCAGAAATTGAAATCGTATCTAAGTTTATAAAATTATGAGGATTATCGGCAAATATTAAATATTCACCTTTTTTCTCTCCAGGATAAAATTCAACATTTTCAATAATACTTGATGCAACGCTAATATTGTTTACAAACTTTCCTTTTAATCTGCTTATTTTTGCAGATACATGATTTCCTCCAGTCCCATCATTATTAAATACCAACTCTTCATTGACTCTATATTCACTACCACCAGTTGCTATACCAATACTTGAAATTTTTCCTGGAGTAGTTGCTGAAATTGTAGATGGTTGATTAAATTTGTTTGGAATATACAAATATGGATATTCAGAATTTTCTTCAATTAGGTTAAGAGGTTGAGTATTTCTCTTCCATCCATTTGCTTCAACATCATAACTATCTTGATTTGATCCTAATTTAAAATTAAATTCATTAGGAATTGATTGATAGTTCTCTCCTATGATATATGGAAACACTGGTTCTCTATATTTTTCAAAAACTCCTGAAGTTGAAGAGAATTGATTATTAACGGTCATAAAATATGCATATGTTCCTTCTGGATAATCAGGTGTCACACAAAATCTTCCATTATTAATATCAAGTACGGAATCATCAGAAACTTCATTGTGAGTGTAATCTTCTACAAAAAATCCTTCAGGAAAAATTGAAGTAGACGGTCTACCATTTTTTAAATCTAGTTTATACCCAGACTTCATTGGGGATATTATTCCACCAATTTTTGTTTTATATCCATATGGTCCATAAATTGGATTGCCATCATATGCAAATCCAATAATTGGAGAGTGCTCATCTGATTGTTCCTCAATACCATCAACCTTCTTTAAATCAGGTTCTGCATAAAGAATTTCTCCATCCTGACTTACAGAGAAAATAGATTCTCTTAATATTCTTGGAGCATATAAATGACAATATTGAAGTCCATAAGCACCATCAGATATAATACCATCATCTTTAGAAAAATATGAATAGTATTTTTGATATAGATTTACTCTCCAAGATTTAATATTTGCCTTAAACTCTGGCAATACTTGAGTAGACCCTGAAGGGATTACATCAATTGATGTATTATCTGGAGAATATCCGCCACCAGGTTCTATTACATTTACAGATATCAAAGATCCATTTTTTACAATTGGTGTAAGAACACATCCAGAACCATTACCATTAATAATGAGGTCTGGAGTTGAAAAATATTTACTACCAGAATTTAAAACAATAACTTGAACAATTCTTCCATTACTTAAAACTGGTTGAATTTGTGCATTAATACCAGAATCCAGTGTTATTTCTGGTTGATTATCTAAATTGATAATATCAGAAGATCCATACCCAACGCCAGTATTTTCAAGATGAACTGAAGTTATTTCACCCCTAACAACTGGTTGAATTTTTGCTTCAAACGTTTCCAATCCTACAGAAGATATTCCAACTTTTCCGATAAGACTTACTGAGATATCTGGATAGTTGAATATATGAGTCCCAACTCCAACAGAAGTTATATCAATATACTGTTTTGTTCTATAATAAAATTCTCTATCAGACACCTCTCCAACTTGGGAAAGGTTGAATGAATTATCATCTACTTTGGTTACATAATATTCGGTATTTGTCGAAAGTCCCGAAGCTATAGTTCCAACATGAGTATACTTTACAGTTTCTCCGGATCTATAATCGTGATTTTGAATTTTAATTAAATTCGAAGATGTGCTAATTCCAGATTCGGCAGATGCTGTTCTTTTCTTATTCTCATATCCAGATCCATTATTAACAATATTGATTGAATCAACGACTAATTTTTGACCTACAGATTGTAGAGAATGCTTACCAATACCATATGATGTCAAATATACTGTATTGATTCCAGAAATAGCATCTCCTTGGGTTCTATGCAATCTAACAGTTACATTATCAATAGTAGAAACAAAATATGATGAGTTAGTAACTATACCAGCAATTCCACTTTGATCAGATGTTTTATAAATTACTTGTTCTGCATTCTTAAATTTATGATATGTAGAAAATCCAATCCTAGATTGTACTGATGTTGTGCCAATAACAACTTGATTTGATGATACATCTGCAAAGAAATTTGCATTATGATCAACTTTTTTCATGTTAACCTGGCCAAGTGCTCCAGATCCATTTCCACCAACAATTTTTAAAGTAGGAGTTTCTTCATAATCAAATCCAGGATCTATAATTTTAATTTCTTCAAGAGATCCAGAAACTGCAACATATCCTGTTGCTCCAGATCCAACGGCGTCTTTGATTATTAAGTCGGGAGCATTTATAACATCAATATTAGTTCCTCTAGCAAGAACTTCAATATTTTCTATTTTACCATATTTAATTACATCTTTTGATTTGTAATTTAAAATTTCTACTCCATTAACTAAAATACCAGTAAAACCAGATTCAGTTTTATTAATAGACCCATCATCAATTGGATTGGAAATTTTTCTAAGTAATTTTTGAGAATCTAATTCCTTTTCATTGAATTCATATGGTTTAATTGTGCTATTAGATACTGTAGTTTCTTCGGAAAGAGATAAAAAGTTTGAGTTAAGTATATCATTTCTACTTTTTGCAAACTTTATAGTAAATCCATCAATTCTTTTTATAAAATACAATCCATCATCAAAAAGTCCAACACCTCTTGCTTCTCTTGTAGCAGAACTTCCTGAGTCATCAATATAATTTTCACTAACAGTTTCTGCAGAATAATAAACAGTATCTCCGGTATATAATCCATGCTCTTTTCCTGGACTAATTTGAAACTCACTTCCACTAAAAGTTCCAGAAAAAATAACGTCTCTAGTGGATAAATCTAGTGGTTGGGAATTGTAATTTGGGATAGATGGAGATGCAATTAAATAATCGCTACCATTTTTATATACATTACTAACATCAGTTGCATAAGACGAAATATTATCAAAAATGTTAGATACACCTTTTTTAATAATTCTTTTTATTTTATAAGTTGAGTTTATATCTAAAAATCCTTGACCTCTGACAATAAAAGATTTTTTAGAAACTATATTAAATATGTTGGTTTCCTTTTCATTACCTACACTTGTAATAATCTTGGCAGAATCTCCAGATTTGAAACTATGATCAACATTCAAAGTTATTTGATAAGTATTATCTGAGGAATCTAACAATTCTAATTTACTTACTTTATATAAAGGTGCAACATTATAAAACCACTTATTTGTTTTAGAGTTATTCTCAGAGCATCCAAGAGATGAAATATTAACAATTCCACCTTTTATTAAATTACTAGTATTTTCTGTTAATTCAACGTTACTTAGAACAGAGTTAACTCTGACTTTAATAATTTCATCCTGATCCAAATTGGATCTACCATATGAAAAAGTATTAACTCCCACAGTAGATGCATCAGATATATTTCCTGTTACATTTGTAATCCCAAAAAATTGAGTTAGAGACTTCGATGTATACGACACTACTCCTGTAGTAGTATCAGTATAATTGACGTATAATTCTCCTGTAGATCCAAATCCAACCGTAGAATCTACATCAATTGATATGGAATCAGTAGTATAATCCCCAATGACTCTAGTAGATGGTTCTACTGCAAATTTACCATATAAAGTTCCATTAACATTAATGTCTCTATTATATCCGCCATCAAAACTAATTTTATAAAAAGTTTTCCCATATCCAACTGATATTTTTTCAACATCAGTTATTGGAGAATATGCTTTTTTTATTACACTATCAAACTTATATTCATCTTGATATAATGTTGCATTTTCTAAATTTACAGGATCTCCTTCTATTGCTTCTACAACTAAACTATTGACAATTCTATATTGAGCATCAGAAGGTGCAATTAGAAAATCTCTAGGTTTGATTATTTGTACATTTTCATTATATAATGCTTTAAATAAAATTTCAAACGATATATCCGTACCCTTACTTAAATAAAAGTCTTTTGACTGTTTTATAAAAAGGTTTTGATTTAATTTTGGAGTTAGTGCTCTATCTTCAAATCCAGGTGTTAATTGATATTTTGTTTTTAATAAAAATTCTTTTAAAAATAAGCAACTTAAATTTTTAATAATAGATTGATTTTTATGATCATCAGATTCCGTTTCTTTAAATACTACTTCTTCTTTATTCAGTTCACTTCTATATGAAGTGATTCCAACAAATCCTCTAATACATCCAGTAAAAGAAAACTCAGTTTTTCCAGTATATGTAATTACTTCATCATCTATCTGCAAAAGACCATACGAATCTGGAAATCCAGTAGTCCCATGTGGAGATTCTGCATTATCAACATTTATAGTTTCTGCATCAAACTCAATATCACCATTCAATACTACAGATTCATTTAAATTTGTAGTTTCATCTAATTTAATATACTTATCGATATTTTGAATCAGATCAATTGGTCCACCTTGATACTCTTGTCCAAGATAATACTGTTCTAAAAATTGAGATATAAGAGGATATTCTTCCTGCACATAAGTGGGAAGTTGGTTAGATACGATAGTATTAAACTGAACTCTAGTTTCTGACATGTTATGATTTTATCTTCTTAGTATGAGATTGAACCTGATGAGGATGATCCAGATGTGGATGCTGACGAAGTTGCTTGTTGAGTATTTACATTGGGAGTAGAAGCAGAAGAACCTCCAATTCTATTTCCAGTTACAATATTTGTATCTGGACCACCAGAACGGACTAAATTGCCGTTTGAGTAACTGGAAGATACAATATAACTTGATGCAGATGGATCTAATCCAGATGCTATATCATCAACAACAGTTTCAAAATTACTGTTACTTATATCTAGTTGCAAATAAAGATCCTGTAATCCAACAACATCATTTGAAGTTGGAGTTGCTTCAATTTCAATAACTGATTGTCCATCTTTAGTCTTTCCAGCCAAAACATTTATTGGATTTAAAGTAACAGTTCCACTTACGTAATTAATTGTTCCAACATTACGTCTTACAATAGTTGGTGATTGTGACCCTACTGATGGTAATGTAAACAAGAACAAAGATCCTGTTACTCTATTTGTATCAGGTACATCTGAGATATACACATTTGATTGAATTCCGGCAATTCTAAATGCCGAAGTCTTAATGTTGTACCCACTCATATTTTTAATATGAAAGGAATTTCCAAAAGAAATTTGATATTCTGCAAAAGTGTCTAAAACAACTCCCAGATCTCTTCTCATTGATACAGTTGTGATGTTTGAAGTCACTGATTCGTGACTGTCATCGACCATTTTTAAGAATTTGCTATATTTAAATCTTGCACCATATTTGTTTAACTCAGTTGACTCAGAATATTTTGTCGTATTGTTTTGAATAACAGTAGAAATAAATGCAGCCGACGGTGCGAGATTAGTATTATAGTAAATTTTTGTATTTACTTCTAAGTACAAATATTTTAAATCTAAAATTTCTGGTACAATACCTGCAACAGAATACTTTTTCAATTTTCTTTTAATATTCTCTTTTATTAAATTTGGAAGAAAATCTCCAAATCTTGGTTTAATACTAATGAATACCTTGCCATATTGTGGTGGAACTAATTCTTCTCCACCAAAAACGGAGATTGATTCGGTTTCTGGATAAATTCTTGCTGGAATAATTGTTTCATAGTCATTTGCAGTCAATGCTCTATTCTGAGATGCGTAAATTCTTGGAGCAAACTTTTTAATTGATTCTACACCTTCAATGGATTCTCCACCAGATGAAGTTATTCCAGTTGATAATTGTGAAATTCCATTTGTTACAGTATATTCTTGAGAATTTCTTGTATAGACCAATCTACCGGCAAAAACAAAAGAACTCACCCCATTTGCAGAATCACCATTAGATGTAATATAGTCTACGGTAATAAAATTGTTATCTTGAAGTTTGTTTCCAAAAATACCATCACCAAAAATAACCTGATATCTCTCATCATCAACTTCTTGTAGATAATATACTTTTGAATTTGAATCAATATCAAAAAGACTATCTTGACGACTATATTTTACACTTCTAGATGATTGTTGATTGGGATTTACTGAAACATTGATTAAATCAGTGTCAACTCCAATGTTGGGAAGAATGAATTTTTGATTAGGATTTCTTGCACTATATGTAAAATTTGACGTTAATAAATTACCTTCATAAATTGATAGATTAGAAAAATTTGCTTCTCCATTAACTACGGGAACTGTTATATCCTCCAAAATTGAATATACAAAAGATTGCTTGCCAAAACTTCCAGAAGACGTTGCTACAGGTCCTTTCTTGAGAGTTATAGTTGATGGTGTAGGTATTATATTTGATGTATCAATAAAGAAACTAACAGTTGCTGCAGCAGACTTTCTTGATCTGGGAAGATAACCAATATTTCTTGCTAAAGATACGACGTTTTCTCTTAATGTCGCACTATCAATAAACACTTCATTCGCGACCATGTTCGCATTGTATGAAGTGATGTAGGTGTTATATGCCAGAACATCAAGAATGGTCGAAAGGTTGGACCCCTCAAAGTCATAGTCAGTAAAATTAGAGTTCTCCTTTAGATATTCTCTAAGTGTTGTTTTAACCTGACCAAAGTCTAGGTTCGCGTAGTTAGCTAATGGCATTTTTACCTAGTTTGTTGCAAAACAAATTGTAAGTCTTGTATAGGAACATCTACTCCAACTATGTTGTAGACAATTCTCACATTAAATTCATTATTATCAAAATTAGGTTCTGCTTTTACATCTAACAAATCAACTCTTGGTTCGTAATTTGTAATAGACTGCCTAATTTCATCTACAATCATCGATGCAGAAATATCATCAATATTTTCAAATAAAGATTTACTAATTCTAGATCCAAAATTTTGATTGAAAAATTTTTCACCCGGATTAGTAAATACAATATTTCTTAATGAGCGAGCAATTGCTTGTTCATTTTTAAGCGCAATAAGATCATCAGTCAGAGGATGTCTCTGAAAAGTCATACTGACATCTTTAAATCCTTGACTTATCCTCTCTAAAGGCACAAAAGTATTGCGATTATAACTTATTTATTAGGGTATCAGATCAAAACTCATTGAGTGTCATTGGTTCAGTCTCTGAGATCACTTCATCAACCTCAAAAAGGTCAGTTTCCTTAAGGGAATCACGTTTTTTGGGTGTTTGATTGTCATTTGCAATCTCACGAAGCATCTTTTGATGCTGATTATTAGCTAAATTGTCTAAAAAATCATGATTTTCCATTTTTTTCCTCTTTTTCTGGTAGATTTTCTCTTTCTTTTGCTGTTTTCCAAAAATATTCGTCCTCACGACCCATTCCAAGTCTTTCAAAACCATTTTCAACTTGGTAATATTGAGTCGAAACCTTAAAATCGGGCATTTTTGGTTCAACAGGTGTCAAACTGTTGTCATAGATACGCATTCTATTATTAGGATACAGTGCATACTGTCCATTTTCAAGTTCAATCAAGTTATGAGACTTGTGCTCAGCTGGATTCTCACTTGTTGCATAATCAACTACCTCTGGATCCTGATGATAGTTATCAATTGTACAAATGTAGGTGCCTTTCTGTATACCATGGTCTCTTGTATACAGTTCATAGTCCATCGAACCAATAAACTGCTTAGTGATAGCCACAACGCCGTAATCCATACAATTCCAGAATTGTAGGTTAGGTAGGTCCATATCAGGACTAGGCGTCTCAGGGGCGCTTACAAACGCACTGATAGGCAGTTTATCGTACATAGCAGCATACTCTGGTAA